GGCAGGTAGGCCTGGGGCAGCTTCATTCGCGCGAGGCCGTCACGAGGTCAACGTCGAGCCCGTCAAGCACGACCGGGCCGGTGTGATCCAGACGCAGGCTGTGCCAGTGCGCCGAGCGTCGGAAATCGAAGCGATTTCGGCTCATCGTAGCCGTCGCGTCGGCCGTTGCCGTTTCGCCGAGCGTGTCGCGGTGATAGTTGGTCGCAGTGCCTGCACTCGGGGTCGTGCGGTAGCGCGGCGTGACACGGCGCAGGAACGTGTAATCGGTGAGGTCGCCGAAATCGCCTGTCTTGAGCCACGACGCGCCAGGCGCACCCGTCAGCGAGTAGAGCGCGGTGCCCACGAACACGGCCGGCACCGTCTGATCGGCGCTCCAAAACGGCGAGTCATAGGCGATCGCCGGCAGCGCGCTGTAGGTCGCGTAACTGGTGCCAAGCGAATCGTAGGTGACGGCGCCGGACGTGTATTGCACCGGGACGGCGATGCTCAGCGCTTGCTTGCCCCACGAATCGGTCCGGAAGTTGTAGATCAGCACCGAATCGAGCGCGCCGGAGGTCGAATCGACGCTCGGGTAGTACCAATAGATCAGCGAACGCGGCAGGTCGACGGCGCCAATGATGTTGGCGCGGTAGGTTTGGTTGAGGTCGTTGAAGAACCACTCGCGAATCGGCGCATTGAGCGGCTGCGGAACGGTGCCGTCGAAGACGAAAAAGTCGTTCGGACCGACGAAGTAGTGCCGCGTGTCCACGGAGACAACCGATTCGGCGCCGGAGCAGCCGATATCGCCCGGCACGCGCTGCCACGCCCAGATCAGCGGCGGCCCGACGTAGCGGCCGAGGTACATGCTGGTCGCCTTGTAGGCCACGACATCGAGGCCCAGCGCGGCACCCGCGGTGATGCGTCCCGGCGTGTCGAGCAGGCGCCCATTCGCGGCCTGCGTCGCCGCCGAGGGCGTCCACAACGTCTGATCGCGGAGCCCCGAGCACCACCAGCCATCGGGACGGTCGCCGTAGGTGGCGTCGTTGGTGTCGAACGCCATCACGAAGCCGTCGACCGAGACAAGAATCGAGGCCTTGGGTGCGCCCGCGATGTCCACGAAGCCTGCGCCCGGTGCCGCCTGGCCAATCGCTTCGGCCCGGTTGGCGTTCAGCACCTGATTGCCGAAGACGCAGAACCGCTGGCGTTGCACGCCGGAGTAGTTGCCCGCGCGCGATCGGTCGACCCACACACCGCCCGATGCCTCGTAAATTTTGCTGTTCGTGCTCGCGAACATGCGCTTGGAGCCGTCGAGCAGCAGCGTCGCGTAGGAACCTGTCGGCGTCGCCGCCAGCGCCGGCTGGCCGGTAGCCGCCAGTGAATTGGCCGCGGCGATGCCCTGCAGCGTCGGAACGATCGCGTCGCCGTCCACGATGACGCCGGGCGTCGTCGGATCGAGGTCTGGCCCCAAGCCCTTCAGCGGAACCCTCACGGCGCGTTCCGGATCGGCGAACCGATGGCGGGCGCGTTGCCGTAGCGGGCGCGACTGTCCTCGGCGGTGATGCCGTCAAGCAGCGCCTGGTACTGCGCCGCCCACACCTGCGCCGAATCGGTGTCCTTGATGTACGGCGAGGCTTCCAAGAGCGTCGCGTACAGGTACAGGCCCGGCTCGCGCAGAATCAGCCAGTTCACGTCCGAATCGGCGAGCGCCGGCACCTGCTGAAAGTAGGTGAGCGCGTAGTCGATGGCGCCGCTGCCGCCAACGACCTGCAGCACGCGGCCCACGGTGACGTAGCCGACCGGATAGGCCGTGGTGAGCGGCACATCGGCGAGACGTTCCGGCGGCAGCGGGTGCAGCTCCTGGTACGGGCCGCCCACGTTGACGCGCACCGACTGCACCGCGCGGCAATCGGACGGCAGCGTGATCGTGTTGTCGTCCGCCACGGTGCCGGTGTCCGTGACCTGCATGTCGGCCGTGCGGAGGTCACGCGACAGGCGCGCCTCAGCAAGCTGGATGAAGGTCGGAATCTAGGCCGTGAGGTCGGCACGCGCGAGCCAGTCGGCGACGGCCTGCTGCAGCGATGCGTAGTCGGTAATCATTTAGAACTTGCCTTTCCAAACCCGGAAGGGCTTGGCAAATTCTGAATTGATGAAATCAGTCTGGATCGACGGATTCGACATGAAGTCCGCCCAAGCGATGCCGTTGACCGCGCACCAATGCTCGATGAACTCGCCCGGGATCGTGGCCAACTCGTAGACATCGTTGGCGGTGGCCTGTCCGGAGGCGAGCTTAAGCTCGTTCATGCGGATGAGGTGCTGCACCTCTTCCCGGGTGTACTCGACGGTGTCGATCAACCCGCCCTGCCCGTCTGCGTGTGCGATGCGCTTCACGGAATCTCCAAAAGGCGGGGCGACCCGAAGGCCGCCCCGCACCCGGTTACGGGTTGAGGTCGCGGATGGCGCCGAGGGTGGACTCCTGCGGCACGACGAGCGTCACTTCCGTGAGGATCTGGAAGTTGCGCGCGTCGCCGACCTGCGCTAGTTCCTTCGACTGGAACGGACGCAGCTGACCGAGCTTCACCTTGTCGAAGTCGAGGATGTAGTCGGTATTGGCCAGGCCCGCACCCGCGACGGTCATGACGCGGTTCGGGATCACCTTGGTGACACCGAAGTCGTGGCCGTAGAAGGTGAACGCCGTCTGCACCAGCACGTCATTCGCCGCCTGCGACTTGGTCGCGCCGACGCCGGCCGCCACCTCGTTCGTGCGCTGCACGTTGCCGGTGAACGTCGAGAACGTCTGCTTGTGGCTCGGCGACAGCATCAGGTTCGCCGCGTTGCCGCCGTTGCTGTAGACGCCGAGGATCACCGCCTTGTAGAGCGCTTCGGTGGGGGCACGCAGGGTGCCGGCCGTCGGGCCGGTGTTGGTCTGCGGGTTCGGTGCGACGCCCGAGGCGCCCAGGCTGTTGTTGGTCGCGATGAAGCCATACAAGCCTCGCATCTGCGCCGCGGCGCCGGAGGTGCCCTGCACGGCCGTACCGTTGGCCAGAGCCGCCGCCTCAATGTCGCGCTTCAGCTCGACCATCTTGCGGGTCTTAAGGTAGTCGATCTCGCTCGACCGGCCGTACTTCTTGACGACCTCGGTCGTACCGGACACCGACAGCGTGTCCTGGATGATCTGGGTGCGGTTGTTGTACTGGCCCGGCTGCGCCTGGGCGGCGTAGCTGGCGTCCGCGCCTTCGATCGCGGCGTTGGTCGGCGACGGGGTGCGATAGACGTCAGCCGTCCACTCGTGGAAGCGGTTCTAGACGTCAACGCGGCCGATGGCGGAGACCAGCGGAGCATCGGACGGGCGGAAGTTGTAGACGCGGTCCTCCACGTCCTCGGCGACGCGGACCACGCTGTTGGTGATCAGGGTATTGGCAGGCATGTCTCAGGTTCCTGTAAGAATCAGCGTTGGCGCTGCGACGCACTCACGAAGGCGCCGAGGGCTTCCAGGGAGTCTGGATTCCGACGCAGTCGCTCGTTCGCCTCTTTCAGCGCGAGATTGGGTTTTACGGCCTTCGGCGCCCCGGGCTTGATGACGGTCCCCGGCTGCGGCTTGGCCTGCTTGGTCTGTGCGGTGACGCGAGCCTGCGCGGCCTGCGTCGCCTTCCACGCATCGCGCACGATCAGGAGCGCGCGGTGGTCTTGGAGGGCGGCCAAATCCTCCTGGGTATAGCCACGATCCAGCAGGAACTGGGCAATGCCCTGCGACTCGGCCGTCTTGACCTTGTGGTCATTCCACTCCGGCAGCTTCTCCTGAAGGAGCTTCTGCTCGTTGCGGATGTACTCGGTCTGACTGGCCAACTCCGCCTGCTGCTGACGCTGCCCAAGGGCTTGGCGTTCGGCGAGGGCGGCTTGGTAGTCGGCGTATCGCTGCTGGAACTTCGCATTCTCGGCAACCCATGCCGCGGGGTCGCTCTGCGCCAATTCGGCAAGCTGGCGCTGGTCGCCGATGAGCTGCGTCTGCAGGCGTCCGAGCACGGCGTCGAGGTGGTTGGCGTAATGACTACGCTCCGCCTGCGCCCGCTCGCTGATCGCCTGCGCTTCACGCTTGGCCTCTGCGACTTCTGCCGTCTTGCGCCGATAATCGGCGTCCTTCATGTAACCGGCTTTGGCTTCCGACTTCTTGACCTTGAAATCGCCAAAGTCGATTTCGGGATCTTCGTCGTCCTCGGATTCCTCGGTCTCTTCTTCCTCGGATTCCTCGTCTTCCTGCTCGGGGGCGTCTTCGCCCTCGATGGTCTCGTCCTCGTCGTCCTGCACGTCTGTGCTGGACTGGGACATCGCCTGACCAATCGACTCCAGGCTGTCGTCGAGTTCCCCGCCGGGGGTTGACTCCTAGTTGCTCATCGTCATTGCTGCCGGGTTGGCCTTGCGGCTCCCGCCTTTGTATGCCCGTCAGGGCGAAATCGTCGAACCATCCGCCATGCGGACAGTGAATCGCTCACCACGCACCACGGGGCAGCCGAAATGCGTGGTGGCGTAGTGGTCCGGCGCGTCAAATGGCACAGTGACCTGCGTGATGATGCCGGTCAGCCCCAGAAGGCGCGCTTGAGCGTCTGCCCAGCACGTTGGGCCAGCGTCTGCTGCGCCACGCGCCCGCGATCCATCGTCACTTCCAGCTCCTGCCGGAACAGGCGTGCGCTCTGCAGCATCCGATAGGCCAACTCGCGCCCTTCCACGTCCCGCGCTGGGCTGTTTTGCCATGCGTGCGTCCATTTTGTGTCGATTCCGTCCAGTGTTTCGATCAGCAGCGGGTCGGCAAGCAGGCGCTGCGCCTGTTGGCCGCGTTCGGCGTCATATTCGTGGCTCACTCGCGTTGCTCCTGGAACGCCACATCACTGTCGGCGGTGCTGCTGTCCTTGGCGCCCATCGTCTTGGCGCTGGCAATCTTCGCCTCGGCGTTGATCCGGGCCACTTCGATGGCGGTCTGCTGCTGGATGTGCGCCTTGGCCACTTCCAACTCCATCTGCTTCTCGACCTTGAACTGCTCGAGCGCCATTGCGTTCTGCAGTTTCAGACGTTCACGTTCGGCTTCCAGT